CTTGGTGGGATTCTTGCCGGGTTTGGGGTTTGCGCGGTTAGCGGTATTTATCATGGTTTTCATTCCTCCATAAAATCAGTTTTAGCGGTGGACATATTCATGGGTGGACGCTTATCCGAGAGTGGAACCAGCGTTGGCTTACCCGGCGGCTTGATGACAAGATCCCCCAGGACTTCTGTGAACTTGGGTTTGCCCATGAGCTTCTCCATCTCTGTGATGGTGAGGAGACTCTGCCTGTAGATGTCGCGGTATCCGGCAGCCTTTGCCGCCTCCGCCACGGCTTCCTCGTCGGAATACTTGCGGTTAGAGCGGCCTTCGACCACCTTGAAGCCAGGCCATTGCTTACCGTGGTTCACGGCAGCGTCGGTGGCGTAGGCCATGATCTCGTTTGCCCAGCTGGTCAGGTCGCCAATTGCGACCAACACTTCGGAGAGCTCCTCGTCGGAGAGAAGCGGCGGCAGCGCGAATTCGAAAGCGGCCAGCCTCATCTTGGCCTCAGCCCGTGCCCAGCACTTGACGGCAGCGCGGCAAAACTGGCAATGCTCGCCGGGGGCATACTCACCACCGCCATCATAGGCGAGGGCTGCCTTGGGCTTTAAGACTTCCTCCGCCCAATGGTAGAGAGACTCCTTGAATACCGTGTAGGTGCTGATATTCTCGCGCCGGGGTTGGAAGATGGTCATAGACACTGTATCGATGTCGTAGATGCCGTCGAACAGTTCTAGGGCGCCGAGGGCGTACAGCTTCATCTGCGGGTTGTCCTCGGCCTCGACCAGAACGCCCTGCCCGTACTTGAAATCCACGATGTGGAGCGTCCCGTCGGCGATGAGTACGAAGTCTCCGGTACCGAAACCGTCCTTCACATATTTGGAGAAATCCAGCTTCTGCTCGATTAGGATCATTGGGTCGGCACAGGTCTGCTTTGCCAGCGCGATCTGCTCCAGAACGAAGGACACATAGTCGTCTGTGTGGGCGTCCATCTCGTCGCAGTCATACTTGGACACCGGCTTTTTGGAGCGCATCTTCAGGGCTTTAAGCAGCTTGTGTTCCGCCAGTGCGTGGGCGGCCGTGCCCTCTTCGGCAGCGGCACCGGAGGTATCGCCAAACTCCAGCTCCAGCCGGGCCGACGGCGTGCAGGCCTTCCAGCGGTGAGCCCCAGAAGCAGAGAGAATGGCATGAGCTCTCATTTCAATGCCTCCGCTTCGGCCAGAAGGGTCGAATACTCGCTAGGATCGATCTGGGACAGCTTCGTGGCGCTGTGTTTCTCCAGCAGACCACGAACCTCAGCCGTAAAGCCGTCCTGGGATTTTTCGGCCAGCACCGAACGAACTTGCTCTAACGTGACCGGCTTCGCCTCCCGCTTTGGCTCCGGCACCGGGGTAGGCGTTTGCGGCTGTACGCTCGAGGGTTCATCGCTGCTACCGAAGAGAGCTGCCAACGATGCCGATACACCGATTAGGGCTTCACCGCAGCGCTGCAGTTCCTCCACCGCGAGCGATAGTTCACTCATCTTGCTCAATCGGCTTACCTCCTTTCTCGGGTTCTTGCTCGCCTTGCTTCGCCATCCGAGACAGCTTCTTCGCAAGGCGTTTTGACACTACGCTGATCGCCGTGAGGACATCGGCCAGTTCCTCTTCCGTCCCACGGTCGGGGCACATCGTGTCGGTCTTCTTTGCTTTTTCCTGCATGTCACTACCTCCGTTCCGAGGGCGCTTTCCCCTCGCCATCCACAGGACAGAAGGCGGGAGGTTGAGTACCGAATCTGAACAGTTTTTATTAAAGCGCTGCCCTCTGACATCCACAGGACACCAGAGGGCAGATTGAGAACTGGTTTTACCGGTAATCTCTCAGACGCTCACGCAGCCACGCGAACATCTTGGTTTTACGCTTATTCACACCCTTTTGGGATAGCCCAACCTCCGCTGCGATTTCCCGTTCAGACAATCCCTCTTTGACGAGCATAGCGATCATGCGGTCTGTAGGATCAAGTTCCAAAAGGGCGGTGTAAAGCTGCTCGAGCAGAATGTTGTAAGCAACAATCTCGGTAATGTCGGTCGGATCAGACGGCTCATATCCGTCTTCACCAAGCCCGTCCAGCGAGAGGGTACTGCCTGTCCGCTCCTTTTGGCAGCGGCTGCAGTCCCTCATACAGCGGTTCCCGTTCTCATCCTTGCAGCGTTTTTCACGTTCTTGGCGTTTGTGCTCAGCCCAGAGCGGGCGCTTGTAAGCACGGTAGACTTCTTCGGTGACGGCGATCTGCTGGCCGTCGATTTCAATGAAGCGTTCAGTGTTTGGCATGTTTTGGCTCCTTCGAATTTCGTTGATTGACTTGAAATCCGCCGGAGCCGCTGAATCCGCAAAGACGAAAATACGGCAGGTGAACCCCCTTATGGGGATTCCGCGCTGCCGTACTGCGATCGGGCGGATTCCACTTATCTAGTTGTCATTTCCAGAGATGCAAAGGCATTAGCTCGTGTCGTTTGCCTGTTTCGTCGTATGCCTGACCTCTATGTGGCCTGGAGGAACAAGCAGTGTCGTGACTAACCTGCCTTTCACAATCTCCACCGTTCCGGTGGCCTCATCTATACTGCAGGCAAGGTGATGAGCGTTTGGGTGCTTAACAGGTTTCATGGCCCTCTTCCCTTCACCAAGTGGCGGCTTCCCAGTCCGCTCCCTAAAAGAAACGATGATCCCATCAGTATTGACATTAGGTTCCACCTCGGGCAAAATAAAAAGCGCTTCTACGCTTTCTTCCGGGAAGGCCTTGAGTAAGCCGCCAATGAGCTTTTTGCCTCCCGTCCGTTTCCCATTTAAGAAGCGGCTCACCTCTGCACGGGAAACACCCATTCGCATCGCGAGCTTGTTTGCCGACCACCCTCGTTTTCGTATCAGGTCAGCTATGTATTCTCGGTTTGGTGTCATTAGGAAATCCTCCTGCGTAAAGTGTTGCTTATGAGGCACAAACACATTGTATAGCCTCTGTAACCTTATGTCAACTTATTGAAAAACAAATTTGTGTATAGGGTACAAATAGTGTTGCCTTTCGGTTACATGTGGGTTATAATGATTGCCAAGGAGGTGAAGCACATGAGTACTCTTGGCGAATTCATTAAAGAAAGACGGCTGGCTAGAGAGTGGTCAAAACGTGCCCTCGCAGAAAAGTCAGGCATCAGCCACTCTGAAGTTCACCGTATTGAAAACGGGGAACGTACAAATCCGTCCGTTCCGGTGCTAAATTCACTTGCCGAGGCGTTAGGTGTTCCGAAAGATGACATGCTCCGCCTTGCCGGTTACAAGGCTGACGACGGGGATGTACCTTTGATTGAGAAAGTGTTTCCTGATCTAAAAACAGAAAAACAGCAGCAGGCTGCACAGAAAATCATTGATGGGCTTTCCCGTAACACTGATCTCAAAGACGAAGATTATGATAATCTAGTCATGCAGGTGGAGGTGTTCTTAGACATTGCCAAGAAAAAAAGAAATCCCGAATAAACCGAGGTTTCAGCTCGTTACGAAGCGTGCTTATGAACTACTTGTCGAACTAGATATCAACGAGTTTCCGGTAGACCCAAGGAAAATTATCGAGCATTTTCCGAACTGGTTCCTGATGGGATGGTTGCAGCTCCGTGCTGATTCCGGCCACGAGGATCCACTATATATCGACAGAGACGGGGCGGAAGCAAAGACGGTCATCCAACGTGGAGCAAGCGAGTACCTCATCGTCTATGACGAACGGATTGATAATCCGCAACGTATCCGGTGGACGCTCGCGCATGAAATCGGTCACATAGTCATGGGGCACCTCGTGGAATTTGAATCAACCGCACTTAATAGGCGCGGGTTAACCGAGAGGGAACATGGTGTTCTCGAGGTTGAAGCACACTGGTTTGCGGCTGAGTTACTTGCTCCGAAAACAATAATACGGCGTTTCAGTTTTAACGATAGCCCGCAGGGGATTAGCTTGATCTGCGATATCTCCAAAGAGGCTGCCGAGAAACGGCTGAAGGACATTACCAGGATGGACTTCGGGTATTTTTCGACGGAGAACAGAATATTTCGGAATTTCTACAACCATCTGTCGCATGGCGGCTTTTATCAGGCCATCCACGACACTGCCTCTAAATTCTGTCCGTCCTCAATATATCCGGAATTGTGTAAGGAGTGCCGTATATGCAGGATTTGCGGTTCGTTTGTGACGGATGAAAGGTATAGATTTTGCCCGGTATGTGGAGAGCCCGTGCCAGATAAGGACCGGTACTCGCCATATAGACCTCACTCGACATCCATCCTGTTTGGGGATGTAAGCCATGATCTGCAATACGAGATTTACATGCTGGGTAAGCAGTATTATGCAATTCCCACGGATAAGGAGGAGCATCCGCAGTTCTGTCCGTCATGCAAAAGCCATGAGCTAACGGCGTCAGATTTGGCGTGCGGCAAATGTGGAACAACCACCGTCAACCTGTGTGTGAAGGAAATGAAGACTCTGCCATCGGAGTGCCGCTATTGCCCGGACTGCGGTGCCGAGACGACTTTCAAAGAGGTGTATAGCAATTTACCAGAAAGGCTTTCTGCAGACAACATCCGCATCCCCGAGGAGCTCGAAGATTATCTGGAATGCGACTATTGGCCGTTCATCGTCATGACGATGTATTACTGGGAGAAGGCAAAGCAGCTATATGCTGTGCTTGAAGACAGTTTCGCCCTATATGACTGTGATGACATGGTCATCTTTGTCCGGAGCAGCGAGGAATGGGCTGTCGCGGTTCGGGAGGTTGACACCATCAAAAAGTGCGTAACGAAACACGGGCTGCTTCCTGTCACAAACATCAGGGTCTTTGTGGCGGAACCCGTAATAGCCGAGGCCATGTAATACCCATACAAAAAGAAGAGGAGCAAACCCCTATGCCCAAACTTACGATATCACAACTCGAAAGCCATCTACTCAAAGCAGCAGATATTCTTCGCGGTAAAATGGACGCTTCCGAGTTTAAGGAATACATCTTCGGCATGCTGTTTCTACGCCGACTGTCCGACAATTTCGCGCTTAAGCGCAGCCAGCTGGAAGCCGAATACAGAAGACAAGGCTTAAGCCCGGAAGAAATAGCCGAGCTGCTTGAAGATAAAACCTCATATGGCAGTACCTTTTTCGTACCGCGAGAAGCCCGCTGGGAGTGTGAAGATATTGGCGACGGCTGGAAAGGCATACTTCATTTAAAAACGGAAGTCGCCTCCAAGCTTAAACGTGCTCTGCTGAAAATCGAGAGCGAGAACACGCAGCTAGACGGTGTACTCAAAAATATTGACTTTGCCAAAAAGGTGAAGAACAAGCAAATTATCAACGACACCCGTCTTGTACAGCTTATCCAGCACTTCAATAAACACAAGTTGACAAACGATAACTTTGTGTTCCCCGACCTTCTAGGCGCTGCTTATGAATACATGATAAAAAACTTTGCGGACTCAGCCGGGAAAAAGGGTGGAGAATTCTATACCCCGTCCCCCGTTGTCCAGCTTATGGTTCGGCTAATTAAGCCCTGTGAAGGTATGGAGATTTATGACCCGACCGTAGGTAGCGGCGGTATGCTTATCCACAGCAAACAATATGTGGAGGAGCAAGGCGGCGACGGGCGCAGACTTGCGCTCTTCGGACAGGACGATGCAGCAACTGTGTGGTCTATCTGTAAAATGAACATGATCATGCATGACATTCAGGATGCAGATATCCAGCATGGAGACACGCTTATGGAACCGCACTGGTACGGGGCAACCGAAGTGAAACAGTTCGACCGTGTCATTGCCAATCCTCCCTTTTCACAGAACTATACGCGAAATGATAAAATGCTTTTCCAGAACCGTTTTGTATACGGCTGGGCGCCGCAGTCGGGCAAGAAGGCCGATCTCATGTTTGTACAGCACATGATCGCTAGTACCAAGCCCGATGGCATGATGATAACGGTTATGCCTCATGGCGTTTTGTTCCGTGGTGGAGAAGAAAAGAAAATTCGCAAGGGCATCCTGACCGATAGGCAGGACATCGTACAGGCTATCATCAGCCTGCCACCTGATTTATTTTATGGAACTTCCATACCTACGTGCTTGCTGGTCATCAACAAGCGGAAACCCGAACGGCTAAGGGGTAAAGTGTTAATCATCAATGCTGACGCGGAATATGGAGAGGGTAAGAATCAGAACTATCTGCGCCCGGAAGACACGGAGAAGATTGTCTGGGTGTTCGACAATATGGAGGAGGTTCCGGGTTATTCGAAGATCGTTCCCATAGACGAAATCATTGATCCGAACGGGAATGATAGCAACCTAAATATCCGGCGGTATGTGGATAACACACCGCTGCAGGAGCCTCATGACGTGAAAGCTCATATACTGGGTGGGGTTCCCAATAGAGAAATAGCTGCCCTAAACGGCTTGATTGCCAAATATGGCATTGACGACGGCGACATTTACCGCGACCGGGGAGATGGGTATTCCATCTTCTTGGACGAATGTGCAGACAAGGCGAAAATTAAGGAACGGATAACAACCCATGCCGGTGTTGCTGCAGCCAACGCGCGGATGCATGCAGCCTTTGAAACTTTCTGGGCGATCGCTGCCGAAAAAGTCGCAGAAGTAGCTGATACGCTCGGCATCTCGGATTTCACGAGGACGTACACCGCTCTGTTGGCCGACACCCTGGAACCCCTCGGTATCCTTGACCGGTTTCAGTGCATCGGCGTGTTTGCCAACTGGTGGGATCACAGCTATACCGTCCGCGAGTACACCGAGATCGAGCAGTCCGCAGACGGCAAGGAAACTAAAGTGTCCGTCAAGGAAGTCATCAAAATCAAGAACGTATTTAAGACC